ATTGTCATCCGGATTAATGAGCTGATAAGCCTCCTTAGGGGAGCAAAATGGAATAGAGAATTCCAGGGGCTTATTGTCAGAAAAATCCATAGTCATTATATTAGGTGATCCCTGGCTCAAATAGTTGAGATAGGCACGTCTATTAGTTGGATCACCAATAGAATCATAGCCACTCAAACAATTATTCAAGTAGGCAAAAGGATGGTAGGTGACGAGAGCTCTTCCATAATGAAACGGCGTTCCAGTTATGGACACTCTGACATGCAAGTCACCTCTAAAGTAGGCGTAGTTTGCAAACTTGGCCCTGATGCTAGGATCAGAGCTCCAAACATCCCAGATGGGGGAGACAATGTTCTGCTCATCACCGATAGCCCAAACATCGTCGTAGATGCTCACGGGTCGTGAAAAGAAATCATCCAAGGAGTACGTGGTCTCATTACCATTAGATGATTTGGTGGTTTCAGTCGCAGCGGAGTATGAATCTGGAGAGTCACCAAACACATATTGTATGGGATCATGGTTCTTGAAACTCGGAGAGTCCTCCATCATAGCGCTCTGTGAAACAATATTGATACGTGACTTACGATCAACGTTCACAGCTACGCGCTTGTTGGATAATTTAATGCGCCTTTCCGAAGACTGCTTAGCAAGCTGGTGAGCTAAGAAGTTAAAGCGCCTTTTATAAGCGACAATCGTCTTGGGAGATTGCGAAAGGTGTACTTGACAAATGAGATCGTCGAGATCGCAAGAGTCAATAGCTGGAAAGCCGGTCTTTCCATTATTATCGTTATTAGTTGATTTTTTAGAGTTAGTATGCATAGGAGAATTTATGTCAACCATTATGACAAGGATGGGCGGGCTATTATTCATTGTATATTACATACCCGTTACCATAGATTTGATGGTTATACTCGCATCATAGATTAGATCACGACTTTACAATTGACAGCGGACCGCCAGAGGAGCCTCTCCCGCGGAGATAGCATATCGTTAATCATGTTAATTATTCAATAATGATCATGGGCCGTATCAGTAAGAACGCAAGGAGAACGGTTAAACTCCTTTGTAATCATTAGGATACATCGATTCGTGAATTGAATCGAAAGTTGGAAAGTTGTTGGATATGACATTAACGGGGTAATCTGTCACCTTGCACAAACTTTCCACAAAAAGTAGTCTGAGTGGAGCATACTCTTCACGACTGGCGTAAAGAAACAACTCACGCGCCATGGAGACACACGTTTGTAGTATCTGCTCATCAGCGGTGATGACCTTGGAGGGGAGCGAATAAGCCAAAGCCTTCGCTATGGAGTCACGGTCTAGAGGAGCGACCCAGTGCTGGATATCTTCCCTCCAAACGAAATGTCTCTTCAGGATGGAGCACTTCTGTAGTGGAAGCCACTTGTGAAGCTCCTCTCCCTTAAGTGATGAGGTATAGATCATCCCATAATGGTCGCGGCAAAAGTCACGAAATGTGTGATTGTTGAGCTTACTAATAAGCCGCTCATCAACACCAACCAGACTATCGTCACCATAGTATTTCGGAGTAGTCATACTCAACACATCAGGTATAGATAAGTTGGCGCTGACGACGGCGTAGTAGAGAAAGAGCACAAGGT